AACATATAAGCGGAAACGCTAAAGCTAGGCACAGTAAAAAGCGTAAAAGGCTGCGCTCCGCGCCTCTTTATTTTTCAAAGACAAAAGCCCTTGCCTGTGCCACACTTTTAAAATATTTTACAGCTTTTGCTTTGTTTTACTCTAAAACTGTAATATCTTTACGTGGCTGTAATCCATAACGAGAGGAAATTAGCATGAATGGTTTAGAAAGGCTGATAAACGCTTTGATAAGCAATAGCGACCAGTTAGTCGAGCAAGAAATTATCAAAAAATTTTCTGAGGACGGCAACCGCCGGATTGTTCGCAGATTCCCAATTAACCAGGCGGCGGAAATGATTGGTGTTAGCCGCCAGCGCATCTATAACGCCAAGGCTGATAATCAGCTAACCGATCCGCTGTTCGATGGATGGGTAACAAGTGCAGGCTTAGACCTTTACCAGATTGATAAACTTCGCGATATCTTTGGTACTAGGCCAACATCAGACTATTGCATTGTCGAGGCTATCAGTGGCCACAAGGGCGGCGGATATAAAACCACCACAGCGCTGCACCAAGCACAATGGCATGCGATGAAAGGGCACCGCGTTTTACTGGTATCGATGGATCCGCAAGGGTCATTAAACCTAGCCATGGGTAAACTGCCAGATGTGGACGTAAAGGGTGAACATACCTTACTGCCCTACTTTATGGGCCAAGAGAAAACGGCTCACTATGCCATACAAAAAACTTACTTCCCTAGCCTTGATATCATCCCGTCATGCCTGCAGCTAAGCGTGGTTGACGATGTAGTGGCCAGAATGGGAGACAGTGGTAAAACAGCAGTGGCGGCACATCTGCTGCTTGCTGCAGCACTTGAGACAATCAAAAGCGATTATGACCTCATAATCATTGATTGCCCTCCTAACCTTGGCCTATCAACAGTAATGTGCGTATTTGCATCAGACCTAATCATTATCCCGACACCTGTAGACCGCTTTGGCTTTTACAGTACCAGGCAGTATCTGCAAATGCTCAAAGAGCTACTATCGCCGTTTGGGGCTCACAATGTGGAACCTCAGGTAAGGATCCTCGGCACTCACTACGACACGGCCACAGGATCTGACTCCAAAATTTTCTTTGGCAAAATGAAAAATGTTTGGGGCGCAGCGGTACTTGATCACCCAATAAAAAAGACGACTCAGGTACCCATTGCTTATGACAAGATGCGAACTATCTATGAGCAAACAGCCACAGAACGCACCTCATTTGCGGCCTACAAAAAGGCAACCAATATCTTTGACGAACTCTTTACCGAAATTGAAGAAAACATTCTTGAGCCAATATGGAGCGCTGAATAATGGAAAACATTAGCGAAAACCTAATCCCTAGTGCCGGTCGCGTGAAGCGCAACATTGCGGCCCAATTAACCAACCTGCAGGCTGGAAATACCTTTACTGATACTTTGTATAATGGCCGTGAAGTGATATTTACAGCAAGGGTGATCCCTGCAGAGGCTGTCGATGGCTTTACCTTTGTTAGCCCAATAAATGAACGTGACCAACATCGGTTAGACGAAAAGTCCCTAGATGATATTTTGCCGTCAATTCGTAAAAATGGCATGACAACATGGGCAATTGGTCGCGAGTCGTCAGTGGGACCGATTGAGGTCGCAGACGGCAGCCGCCGCCGTATGAGCTGTATTTTAAGTCAGCGTGATTACAAAATATTGGTGGCCGATCTAACCGATGATGAAATGGAAATGTACTCAATCATGGGTAACTTCCATAAGCAGCCATCAGCAATCGAAAAAGGCCGCCGTTATCGCCGCTTAGTTCGTAAACTTGGGAGTTTGAGGAAAGCAGAAGAATTTCTAAATGAAATGGGTGAAAAAGTCAGTCGCCGGGTAATTACCCGCTGCATAAAAGCTGCTGAGTTACCTAAATATATCGTGAACCTTTACCATGATATAAACGACTTAAGCGCAGATATGGCAGAAGCATTGCACCGCTATTCATTTAAAACACTGGAACCAGAAGAAGGGCGAATCGATGATGAAGCCAACATCTCGCCTTATATGTTCTCTGCATCAAGAAGCGTTATAAATGACCACAGCATGGCCGCTCAAGAGCTGACTAATTACTTGGTTGATTACTGTAAAGAACGCGCTGGATTAATCACTAAAAAAGATGATAAGCCAAGCCCACTAAAACGCAGTTATGGGAACGGTAAAATCAATGTTACCGATACTGAAAAACGCTTTACCATTGATATTTCTGAATTGACGAATAATCAAAAGGAAGAAATAGAACAATTTCTTAGTTTAATGCTTGACTTGGCTAAAGATAAATAGGGGGTTATATGAACTACTGGGACGCTCAACAATTAGCTGGTGCCGCTTTAGGATTGACTGAGGAAGCATTCGATAAAATCATTGATGAAGATGAAAGCCAGCTAGACGATTTGCTGTTTGAAAAATTTAATGTTGATTTTGATCAGTTTACAGAGATAGCAAGTGCTTTATTAAAGCTTACGCCATTAGTAGAAAGTGCGATATCTAAAGAACTGCATCATGCTTTTGTTAGACGCGATGATCGTGGGTATTGTGCCATCGTACAAATGAAACCAGTGTAAAAAAGTGGGGCGTTACGCCCCATTTTCTTATCGACTTAATTGCTTCACCTTGTCCACTATACCCTTAAGCTTTTCCGACAAACCCCACGCTACACCATAGTGCATACTATCTTCATCCAAAGTTTGAAACACGAGATCGCATGTGCTCGATGCTTGAATAACGTCTTTTTCTAGGTCCTCAATGTTCTCAATGTAACCCGTATCAAATTCCTTTTCTTCTGGTAATCCATAGGATTTAAACTGAGTAGATAGATAAAGCAACAATCTCAGACTTTGTGACCAAGAAGGTTCACCGTCACCATTAAGCCATTGCTCAAGTGTTTGTGGTGAAACCTGCATAATACTGCAAGCCTTCTCTTTGCTTATTCTAGCGCTATTAATGACAGTAGATAGGTTATTAGACTCCATCCTTGGTTTGCCTCCTTAGTTTTGCTTGGCTGATTTTTGCTGACTGAAAAGCCAAAAATACAATGATAAAATGCTCAAATGTTCCAAGTGCCCCCTTAAACATCACGTAATGGTCATAGAAGAACATCGGCGGAGAGGTCAATCCCTGACTGTATAGGTAATTCAATATATAAGGTGTTTTTCGTGTCCACTGCTCGATAAAGGTAGGAATGTTGTAAAGGATGGATAAGGCATAAATGCCAATTAATACATATTCTGCAAATATGCGTTGATAAACCAAGCTAGTAAAGAAGCGATTTGTGATGGCTTCTCTAAAAATCAAACAAAGGATGGTTATAAAGTCCAATGCAATATAAAAGCTGTAATAGGCCACCCAATTTGGTCCAAGCAAAAACTTATTTGCTAATACATCAATAACTTTTATCAACGATAAAATAATTAATACGCTAAAAAAATTGCGGTGATTAGCTGCAAACCAAAAGCAGGCAACACAAATTATCAGTACCGATATAGGGTTAAAAACAAACTTATAGACCTCATATACAACTTGTTCCATGTCGTATCTCCAAAACTACTTATTCAACCTGTTGGATTTTAGGATCTGGCTGAGTAGTGCCGCCGCCGACTGTAGGCTCATAAACAGGTGACTTTTCAGAAGCCCCCGTTATCGTTACCTTATCTTGATATTTTGAAAGGCTTGAATCATCTGGCGTGATAGGGTTGACTAAAGGCTCTTTTATGCCTGCAGCACTAGCCGATGTTTGCACTAAAGGGCGTGATTGACTGTTTACTGACGAAACCATTGCTAAACTCCATGTTAAATATTGGTATTTTTGTTGTGATCAAAGCTATCTTATCCTGAACTAGCAAGTTAACAAATATGCTATTTTTTATCAGGGATTTGCTTGGAATCAATAACTTATATAACCTTGTTTATTAAGACATTATCAATTTCCACGATGGAAAAATACTATGCTTAATATTTCCTCTAAGGAAAGTATTAAAGAGCTTATTGGGTTGCGTGTCAAATGTTGGCGCAAAAAAAATGGCGTAACTCAAGAAGTTTTAGCGGCAAAGCTTAATTGCTCAACATCAAGACTATCTAAAATAGAGACAGGTAAACAACTGATCTCAACCGATCAGCTTATTATAGGTTTAGGGCTTGGCTGGGATATTAACGAAATTCTGAGGGTTGAAACAAGTGACGCAGACACCGAGGAACTGACGAATAAAGAACTGCAGTTTTATTTAGGCCAACTTGATTACAATCAAAAGATGGCCTTACTACGTGCGATAAAAATACTTAACTCAATTAATGGTTAACAAAGTTACTAGAGCTACCGGGATCAATAACATAACCACCTTCAACTAATGGTGCTGACGGGAACCCCGCCCGTGGTTCTGTGAATCGGTATTGCTTATAGTGGCGACCATCTTTGTAATACTCATAAACACTGTACTGCTGTGGACCGGCTATTTTGAGTAATTGCCCCTCAGTCATGCACATGGTCGTTTGCCTAAAACGAATAGAGTCTTTATCAACCTTATAACCAGCACAGCTATGCTTTTGCTCATTATTTTGAGCCATTGTATTATTGTTGCTGGTACTTACATCAACCGCATTTTTTATTCGCTGGTCTGGTAAGTGGTAATCGACAACTGATCCAGACTTTAATGGAACTGGCTGGCTATCTTCACCGCAGGGATCAGACTGATAAACTCCATTGCACTGATATACTTCCGCATAGCTAGGTATGCAAAAAAATAATGGTACCAACCATAATATCTTCATAAGTTCTCTCCTTGTAACTAAACATCAATGTCAAAGTGTGGCAAATCAGGCGCTTGGCCAAGTACCCTTTTATCCTGCACATACACTTTAGAATCAATAGCTGCATCACCAATTGCATTAACTGAAAGTCCACTACCAGAAACACAAGTAACGGTACCATCATCATTAACTGCAATTACCTTCATAATGGCCCTAGGCGTCCCTAAGGCGCGTTTTAGCTGCTTTAACATGCTAGATATGCCTAATCAGTTTTACGCTTTGATAGATATCAATGCCAGCGCTAGGATCAACCGTAGCACTAATGCTTACATTATCACAAATGGCTTTATAAACTTCACCTCGATATGTCACGCCAATTAACATACCTTTTTGCAGTGGTGGTAAATCATTCATGATCGGCAAAGTAACGCTCACAATTTCTTTATTGCCGGTATCAGCTAACACCATAGTACCAGCCACTCTTGCTGCCTGAGCATCAACGATCAATGAAGCTGCTATGTCTTGGGCTGCAATATCGCCTGCAGTACCAGTGCGTTTAACTCTGGCACTCACCCCATTTTGCTCACCACGTAACCATACAACATTACATGGTTGGTTAATTTCTTCCTGTGAGTTATAGGTCAAAATTACCGCATCATGGATATTTACATCCGCTACTGAGGAACTAAATTCCCACGGTACTGTTGGCCAACGAGGGTAAACCTTTACCACCTGGTTAGCTTCATCGGCAATGATCATGCAATTAAGCTGTGATACAGCATCATTCAGTAGATCAAGCGGCGAATCTGCAATGGCTGAGTAAGCGCCTTTCGGCACCACAAAATCAGGTATTCCGATAAGCTCTAATGACCATCCACTGTTAGCCAAAATATCGCTGAGTAAGCCTGCGAATGACTTAGCAACAGTATTCGTATAACTAACAGCCCCCATCCAAGGAGCAGCAAGCAGCGCAGTTTTACTTCTACCATTGGCTGTAAAATTTTCAGTACCAAAAGATGATGACTTATTGACCTGCTCTGCTATCGCAAAAAACTCATAGCCATTAATGCTGATAAGCAGCAATTGATTGTGTGCTCTGCTGGCATCTATTGCGCTACCAAACTCAATAGAGACACCTTGAGTATACTGGCCACGGGCATCACTAATACTCACTGAGGTGATAACAATCACTTGGCCATCAGCGGCACGAACACAGGATAAAGTTGGCTGCATTAAGTAGTACCTGCGGATTTGTGGTTCAATCGGAATTTTAAAATCGATATTCGGTAATGGTGGATTGGCATCGATGAGGCCGCCGCCATCGTCCCAGTAGCACACGTTCGGTGAGGCCGTGAATCTAAGCTGTATTGGGCTAGTTGAGTTGATCCAAGGTTCGCTAAAGCGCAGCGTGACCTTACCCACTGGCGGTACGTATTTACTGGAACATACCCAACGCGCCGCATGGGGAGCCCATGCAACAGTCTTATTATCACCTTGGCCTTGAATGTTGGTATAGCTAAGCGCTATCTCAGTCGCTAATTGCTCGCCGATATGCAGTTTAACGATAATTTGCTGGCTCTTAGCGGCGGCTTGTGACCACTGCATTTCCAGCATTGTCTGCTGCAGTTCTGGCACTATCCAATTGCTTATGGCTTGCTGACAAGGGGCCTCTGGTACCAACCAATTCATATCGAGTTGAAAAGGTACCAACGTATTCCATTGCCAATCAACAGCAAATATTTCGCCAGCTAATGGCGGCGTATTCCATACCATTACAATTTGCTGTTTTAAGCTAGAAAAGCTATCCCATGCAAACACTGTATTGGCAGCATGTGATTGACTGCGCTGGCTCAGTGTAAGTTGCTGCTCGATAATTTGACTTGTATTGAAAACCACCCCGCAAACCATTCCAATGGTTCCTACACGTATAGGATCTGGCTGCTCTGGGACCTGTTCATCGCCAAACCGTAAAGTTATCGGTGATGTAGCATTGAGCCAAGGTGTATTAAATCTTAACTGTATCGGTCTAGTTATGCGTACAGTTGTTGAAACTTCAACTTTACTCTGTACAGATAAACTAAATCCCTGCAAATAATTTTCATAAACATTGATAGTTAAATTAGACGTAACTGCAATGACTTTATCTGCAGAAAATTGAAAATCTACAGCTTCACCGTTTGGCGGGAAATAAGCCCCTTGAGGAAACTTGAAATCAATCAATTGGGATCACCCTGTCAAACACTAAGGCATTAAGTACGGAACTATCCTCAGCCAAACAAACCACATAATGTTCATCTGGGAACGCAGTTTCAATGAGGTAGTCACCCGAACTATCAGAAGTAGTTGAACCAACTAGCAAACCATTACTGCGGAGATATGCTCTAATATCGGTGATGATACCGGTACCATTCTCACCAATCACTTGACCAGATATTTTCTTTAGTGACACAGACCTGAATTGGTACGTATTGGATGGTGTTAGCTGTTTGCCAAAATTGCCATTTCCGACTAATGCTTGACCAGATGCAGAGGTCGAGTCCATGATAAAAAACTGAATATAACTGCCTGCATCAGTACCTGCAGTGCAAACCAGTTCAATATTACCTCTCGAAAATTTGATCGCTAGGTCGGTCTTATTTAAATTACTGTTACCGTATTGCGACCAACTTATAAATAGAATTGCAGCATCTGCCGTTTTAAACCACTTGGCATTGTACGATTTACTATCAACATTGGGGCTCTTACAGTTAATAACAAATGAAGGGTTGATCGTGGCGCGTGATGTATAGGCACGAGGTACACTGACTTGACTGGGTTCAACGGCTATTATAGCACGACCAGACGATGAGACTGAGCCCGGTGGTTCGTCAACATAAATACCGATTGATCCCTCAGTTGATTGCATTATTTTGGATGATAGCCCATCTATTGCTGTTGGAAACCCTATATCTATTTCCGTTGCAGCATCATCAGCCTGAACCAAGCCGGGTAAAGTGGCAGTATCACTGAGGCCAAGCTCAGTAGCCCATGCGCTGTATGCAAGCAACGCATTAGCGTGTAATGGTGTGATTTCAACAATGTCATTGAAAATTTGCTTGCCAGTTTTAGGGTCGATAATCATAGTGACACCCTAGTATCTGCTCTCAATAACGTAAACGTACCTGTTACACTGTATACCAAATCATCAATTTGCTGAGACAAGTGGAACGTTGTCCCCTCCCAATAGCTAATATATTTGACAGTAGAACCAGCAGTAACGGTGAATTGCACGTTATTCACTAATGAAATAGCACCATTGCTTGGGGCAGAGAAAACGCAATCTTGGCGTGGCGAACTCAATTCATTATCAACACCATTAGCACCTGGCTCACCACTGTGAATAGCTATTTTATCGATAGCGATAGCACCAAGAAGGATGTTTTTTGTAGCAACGCTTATTACCGTATTCATGCCGTTAATATCCAATTTCAATATCATTACTATTGACAAGTGGCAGACGTACACCATCTGCAACCACTGCATTGAATGTTTCATTGTCATCAATCATTAGCACGATCACGCCATCAATGGCATAGCTTTTGCGAACCAAGTGCCTAACTGTTACACCCGGCTTGATATTACCTTGCCAGATCAATTTCATAGTCACTCGGTCTAAAATAGCGTATCGCTCAGCAGCAATATCAGCATCCAGTTCAAACAACCCGACAAGATAATTCGAATGCTCAATGATTGGTTTAGTAATAAAATCACTCATACCAATCACCTGTTGAAATCCACAAATTACCCGCACCAACATGACCAATGGGTATATGGTAGAATGCCACACCATTCACAGTTCGAATCAGTGGTAAAGGTGAACCACTATACCCAGTGAATGAGGATTGAAACATTCCGGGTAGATAACCTCTAAATGCAGGGTGTAGATTACTGTTACACATGTTTTGACCATCAGAGTCCAAAAATGTAGGACTGGTTGATGCAGGGTTGATGGAAGTGGCCTGAACTCTGGCTGGTGTAAATAGCATTGCTAAACCATCGCTAGGTAATGCGTTAATTCTGGTGGTCGGGAACGCATCAGCGGAAAGGGATAGAACCATTTGCTTCGGGTTATCAGTACCATCAGTCTGGTGCATTTTAGCAACACCTGAGTTGTTAGTAAGGTACCCAAGCCCATAAGACCAATCTGGCGATACTGCATCAGTCACATCAGAAGTAGACGGGGATGAAAATGTGATAAAGCGGTTGAAATCATTGGGTATGATACTGTGAATATCACCAACGAAAAAACTCAACATTATGTTTGTGTCAAACGGTGTTACATTTAGTGGTGAATCACCGTGAGTCATTAAATAAAAACCTGCTGCCGTAGCTATTACTAACCACTTATAGGCTTGTGCTGAATTACCAACGGCGCAACGCCAACCACGATTGCTTGTACTCGACCAAGTTGGATCTAGTGATGGTAGCCATGTTGCAGACTGAAAGAATATTGGAGTCTGCAACGCATTACTAGCAGATTTAGGCCAAAACTTAACAAACCCACCTGAGCCTACAAGTGTTGAGTTGCGAAATACAATTTGGTTTGTCGCTACATCTTCAAATGCCACCGACCAGCCAGCACCCGATTTTGAACCGTACCCATCCACCAGACACTTCTTGAGCACGTTGATTAGTTCTGAAGGTCTGACACCTTTTGACATTTGCGGTGCCCCCGCATCATCCCAACGATAAACAGTAACTGGTAATCCCATTACAATAACTCCTATGACTCGTTGCCGAAAAATGACAATACGGCTTTATCTGTAGTGATTTGACTATGACCTACCTGCACATTTCGCAGCAACATAATCGGATTTGAGGCCGCGAACGTGGTGAAACGAATCGCTTCGCCTTGCTGCCAACCGCCACCCCATGCACCTGAGCGAATGATGAAATACGGGGCATTTGTCAGTGGGTTAATCGGTGAAAAATCATTCAGCGTATCACCTGTGGCAATTTGGCCAAGACGGCGGCCAACACAGCGAAATGCGGAGGCTGAGGTCATAATCAATACCCAATCTTCATTCACTGCAGTGGTGTTTTTGACTTCAATAGGATAGTCAACCGCATTCATGTTGCCCGTTGCTGGGTCGCCATCGAGGTCCCAGTTATTGGCCCAAGCGGTCATATCGCGCACTCTGCCAACACGCGCCTGCAGGTCGCCAAGGATTTGCACACTGGCTAGTGTGGTACCTGCTGGATACTCACGGGCTAAGGGCTTGGCCAACACAATGCTATTGCCTGAAAACGATGAAACTAGACCGAGTTCCATAATGGTATCGCTCAGCACAAATGGCGCTGTAAACCCGGTAAAATCACTATTAATCGTGACCGTTCCTGCCACCTTATTTACGGTGAAATGGTCATTGTTATTGGTCCATAGGCTGGCGCCATTGGCATCAGTAATATCCACAAACTGGGCATTTTCACGAATCGTAAATACAGCACCGATAGAGTCTGTAACTTGCTGCACTTGAGTATGAGAAAGCGCGACAGTGCCCCAGCGTCTGAACATATCGACAATACCGTCATTGGGGATACGCAGTGGGTTTAGCCCGTAAATCTCGGCGGGTGGTAGCTGGCGCAATTGGTCGGTAATGTCATAGCGCAGCGTGGTTAAATCCACCGGATTGGTAAATAACAGTTCAACCAAACCATCTACGATAGTGCCGCTAATGCCGCTGCCAGTTATCACGCCTTGGTTGTCAGATGAGGCGCTGATAATGGCGTGGTCTGATATCCGTTCAACCTGCACGTAAAAGCTTTCTAACAATGGATTAGCCACACTCAAGGCAAATTTAGCAGTAGTATCGCCGGCTGCCGCTGCAGCGGTTGATTCAACTAAACCTGAATAGGTCAATTCAAAATCACCACGGCTGACCGTTTGCTTGGTAACGACACCCGTAAAATAATCAATGGTCGCCAGCAACTCAGTGGCGTCATAGAGTTTACCGATACCGCTATTCACATTTTCATACACGTCCTGAGGCACATAGTTACTATCAGCAAACACAGCGCGGCCTTTGATACTGCCGACCGTTAACTGCTTATTGGCAGGGAATGCATTAGCACTTGAGTAAATGCTGTATTTATACGCAGAAACATAATAGAGCGAGACAGTGGGATTATTGACAAAGCGCACATCAGGCCGCAGCGTAACGGTCACGTTACCCGTTCCGATAGTAATCGACTGAACTAATGAATTACTCGCGGCGAAAACTCCATAAGGATCGGTAGAAACTGCAGTGACAACATCAGTATCTATCAGTAAATCCGCTGTGGTGAAGGTATAGCTGTACGTCCCTTCTGCGCTTGGCTGGCTAATCACTTTGCGGATCACTTGGCTAACAGTGGCATCGCCGTTATCACTGCCGCCCGTGATGGTATTACCTGGCTTTGGCGCTAAGGTGGTGATCGCAGGCAGTAACGATAATTGAGTCGCGCCCACAGCTAAATTTACCCCGCTGGCGGCGGCAGTCAGCTTAGTTACCCCGTGGAATTTTAATGGGGATGCAGTGTTAGATAATCGCAAGCGAGTGCATTTACTCTGGCCATTGATTTGCAAACCTGGTTCTGGTGTCGCAAAGGGGATCGGTGGTTCAAAAACTACGGTACCCACAGCACCGTTCACTATGCTGGTGCGCGTTACTTTGCAAAAATGGGTTTTGCGTGGCCATGCCACGTTTTCAATACCTGGATATTCCACGGTGATGCAGATCACTTGGCCAACCTGCAGATAAGTGGTTTTCCAATAGTCGCGGTCATTAAAGCGATAAGACGACTGCAGATAATCTGAGGAAAATGAGTTTTGGTTCACAAGGAAGCCGGGACCACCTTCGCGGATCAGTTCTCCTGCAGTGACTGACGACTCAATGATCTCTTTCATATCCGTCATGCGAGATTCATCATCCAGCGCGGCAGACTCGATCATGAATACATTAACTAATGGGTCTATCGGTGGCTCACTGATAAACACATGTGCATCAATCAAAGTGCTGGTGTCTGGCGTATCGAGCGCAGGGTAAGGTTTTACAATGTCGATACTGGATTGGGCATGGTCGATATCGGATATCGCGGGAAATAGCTCATTAAGCTGTCCAGACTGCACTACGTTCTTAGTCCGTTGGCCGCCAGCCTCATTACTTGAACCCAGTAACTCGGGTTTGAATACTTTTAAATTTAAACGGGTAATAGTCATATTAAACGGCCTTTAAACGGTTAAAAATTTCATAACGACATTGGTTAGCAATGAATGGCCATTAATGTCAGCCCATAAGTCATCGCCGGTGATCGCAGCGCCGCTGGTGTTATCCCAAATCACTTGCCAAGTTTTGCCATGTAATTCCACTGTAAAAGCTGTGGTGGTGGTTAGGTTATGTATCTGCAGCGCTTCAAAGTCGCTACGGTGCATCCAGCCTTCACTTGTACCTACAATGATCGGCATTCCAACGGTAATAGGCGTCTGGTTAATCAAGAGCGCCCCATTACTTCCCCGTTTCATATTGCTCAAAAATGGTGACTGTTGATTGCGGTTAAGCCACAGTAACTGAGTGATTTGCGGCTCTATATTGTCGATTTTAGCTGTCACGATCCCCCCCCTAATTACCTAAGCTTTTTTGACGTTCAACCTGTGCCATAAACTCAGCTAATAACTGCTTTTTAACTAAAGCGTCTATTGTCATCGGTCCATAAACCAGGCGCAGCGTAGCCACCTCACCTGAGGTAGAAAGGCTAGGCGTAGGTAACGATTCGGTGACTGTTGTGGTTTTACTACTGGCGGTGTTAGTGCTGGTATTTTGATTGACGGTTTGGGTTTGATTAGTTTGCTGCTGCTCGGCTTGACTAGCCTTAACTTCTGCAAGCCGATATTTATAGACTTCTTCTAAGGTGCGTTGAGCATCTTTAATTTGCTCAATTAATTGCTTATCGCCTGTTGATTGGGCCTCAGCTAGTTGCGCTTTAAGTTTGGCTTTATCTTCTGCATATCGACGGGCCTCAATTTGGTCTTGCTTACCTTGATACTGATCAAGTTCATCCTGCAAAGTGGATAGCGTATCTTGCACACTGTCACGCAAGCCATCCATACGAGATTTGGCTTTTTCAATCGCAGAGGTAAGCTTGCTGATATCTTGATCGTTTAAGAGGTTAAATCCTTTTGCTGCCCGTTCAGCACTATTGATAATTTTAAGATTAGCGTTATCACCTTTCTCTAATGCCTCGACCAACTCCAACATGCGAATTTGTTGGCCATAATAAGCCTTCTCAGTTTGCTTACCTATAATCTCAGCCTTACGGGCATAAGAGCTAATTCCTGTAAAATCGATACTCTTGGCTAAAGTATTTTGCAGGTCGCTAATGGTAGAGCTTAGTTTTTGATAGGTTTCTCTGGTCTTTTCTAATTCGCTACGGCCATCTGTCAGTAATGTTTGGCCATAGAGAATAGATTTAAAGTAGTCAACAGCGCCGGTACTCAATGCCGCGACCTGAGCCTGTACGCCTTTTAAAAAATCAGTAAAGAACTGGGCAACACCGCCTAAGCTTTCGCCTGCTTGTTCGGCACTTTTTACAACAATACCCATGCCGTTCTGCATGGTAGTACCGATTTCAGTCGCGCTTTTATCAACCTTATCTGCTGTATTTTCGCTCTCTTTGCCAAGATTATTTTGCACATCTTTAAGCCGCATATAACGCTTAATCAAATCCTCTACGGATCCACTTAGATTAAGATTTGCAGCTTGGGCAAGTATGCTGGCATCGACCTGTTTACCTGTGGCGGCAGCGACTTGAATAGAGGATTCAGCCCACTTAAGGAACGCCTCTTTAACATCATTCGCAGAGGCAACCCCAATGGCCGCATTTTCTTTAGATGCAATATAGGCTTTTTTAGCGGTCTGCTCTTGCTCCTTCATGGCAGCAACAGTAGTGATATTGGCAGCCTTCATAGCAGCTTCAAACGCCTTAACCTGTTGCGTTTGACCTGCAGTTTCTTCCGACTGTTTTTTCTGCGCTTTCTGTAGTCGCTCATTGGCTAAGGTGAGATCGCGTACAGCAGCAAGGTAATCTTCTGCAGAGCCTGTGCCATCATCAAAGGCTTTCTTAGCGGCAACAGCTACGGCATCATAGGCTTCTTTCTGTGCTTGTAAAAAGGCAACGCTATCTTTGGCTGCAGCCTGAATACCTTCACCCATCGCTGCGGTGCTGGTGCCAACAATTTTTTGAGCATCACTTAGGGCAATAGTTGAGGTGACAAGCTGCTGAGAGGCAATATCTAATTCCTCTGCAGAGACTTTGCCTGACTTGTACCCTTCCTGTACTGAAAGATAGTAAGCTCTTGAGGCATCAGCTTGTTGCTTAAGTTGCTCAATCCGGCTATTCGCAGCTTCTTTTTCAGTTTGTGAAGCTGTTTTTGCGCTGGTTGCAACTTCGCCGTACTTTTCCTCTAACTCTTTAAATGACTTAACCACATTGAGGTTTTGCGCTTCGATAGCCACCTGGTTATCAACATAGGTACCTGCAGCAGTCGCCGCTTGTATAGAAGCTTTAGCCCATGCTAAAAACGCTTTTTGTTGCTGAGCAAGTGGCGCCTCACCGCTTTTAATGGTTTCATAGGCATTCTTGGCATCGTTAGCCAAGTTCTGCAGCACAGTGGCAGATTTAACGCCCAATGCTTTAAAGGCTTCACCCTGTAGATCAAGTTTATCGCTGATATCACCAGCAGCCTTGACCATTTCATCGATCAGTTTCTTTTGTGCGATTCCCGCTTCATCAGCCGCGCCAGACATACCTTGATAGTTAGCTTTAGTGGCCTCATAAGCCTCGCCTGTTAGCTTTTCCCAACCATCTTTAATATCTTGTGCGTCCTGCAGGGTTTCCTTTTTAAACGCATCATTAATGGCAGTAATCGCATTAGCACCATCACGGGCGCGTTTTGCCATTTCCTCGGTACCAAAAGCCTCTGCAACATTTGCCGCACCTTTGGCAATGCTTTCAAAAACACTCAATAGAGCAACTGCGAAACCTTTTATCGCAATAGTGAAAACGTTAAAACCGACTTGTACAACACCCATGGTTTGGCTAGTACGTAAAGCGAGTGCATCAAAATCTGCAACTAAGCCGGTAACAAACTCCTTCGTGCTTTTAGCTGTAGTAACAATCCACCCGGCCCACTCAGCAGCAATAGCCTTTAAACGGCCATCTTCGGCCATGGCTTTCATTTCGGTGTTAATACCGACAAGCTGATCTTTGAAATAATCCAGCACACCAGAGTCTGCGATAAGCGCTTTAAACTCAGTGAATAGATCCTTAAACTTGACTAACTGAGAGTTCCAAGTCGTCATGCGCTCGGCCATCGTATCGATAGATGAGCGTTCCATTTCATTAAACAATGCTGCAATCGCTGGGCGAGTTAATAGCCCTGCCTCGGACATTTTACGTAGTTCACCTACGCTGCGCCCCATCGCTTTAGAGAGCAATTCCCAAACAGGTACACCGTTCTCAATAGTCGTGTTTGCATCTT